CCTGATTGGGCAAGACATTGCAGCGATGGGTCAGCTGTTTGAGGACAAGATTATCGACCGCGAAGAGTTCCGCGACATGTTGGTGCAGGGCGAGATTTTGCCTACCTCGGCAGAAACGCCGCAAAGCGGTACAGTAGAGCAGTAACGGCTTTTTATTCCCATGGGAATGCGGTTTGAAGAGATTAACCCTCCTAAGAACCAGGAGTGCCCAATGCCTGAGCCTAAAAAAGCGGCTAAGAAAACAAAGTCTAGTAAAGTAGAGGAGTCCACTAAAAATTAGTAATGGAAGAAAAAGTCATCCAGGAGACGCCTGTGGCGCCTTCTGAACAGCCCGTGGCTGAGACTGAAACTGCCGTCAACGCTGACGTATCTGCTTACGAGCAGCAAATCCAAGCGCTCCAAAAACGTGCTGCTGAAGCTGAGGAGAAGTTCCAAGGCATCAAGGGCAAGCTTGATGATGTCTACAAGAAACAAGACGATCAGCGCCGTCAAAACCTTGAAGAGCAAGGCCAGTGGCAACCTCTTTGGGAAGAAGCCAACAAATCTGGCATTGAAAAAGACAAGCGCATCGCTGAGTTAGAGCAAGAGCTGCAAAACGTTCGTGCTTCTAACGAAACTGCAGCGATGAAAAACGCTGCGCTTTCAGCAATCAATCAGGCTGGCGCAATCAATTCAGATCAAATGCTGCAATTGATTCAAGGCAGCCTTAAAAAGTCTGACGACGGCACCGTCAAAGTTTTAGACGGCGGCATTGAGCAGGATATCAATGTCTACCTCGCCAAGCTTAAAAACCCTGGCTCTAACTATGAGCATCACTTCAAGCCAAGTACTCAAGCTGGGATGGGTGCGAAGCCAAATACATCAACAGCTAGCGCTGCGGGCATCGCTAATCCTTGGTTAGAAGGTAGTATTAACTTAACAAGGCAAATGGCCTTGGATGCTTCCGACCCCGATCTTGCAGCC